GACGACTCAATACTCGACAGAAACTCAAGGTTCGCGTCAGGGGCGGCCTTGAGTTGCGCTAGAGACGAGAGGAGTTGGTGCAACCCCTCCTGCATCGTGTTGTTCTGTCGGGTAGCCATGAGGTGCTACTTCTTGGCTGAGAGGTCCCTCGGGGACTGGTTCTTCTTGGACGTGGTGTTCGCCCCGTAGTCGCGCCCCGAGGTGTGGCCCAACTTGTGAACCTTGATGCTCTTGCCTGCTGTGGATGCCGGTCCGGGCATGATTGCTCCTTGTTAGAGGTCGATCGCGTTGCGGCGGTCGTCGCTATCTTTGCCTGTCGCCTTGTTGACAGACTTTCGGCCGACCTGCTTCGACATCACCGAACCCTTGTCGGAGGGACCCGACCAGTTCGGAGGTGTCGGTGCAGCGTTCGATGTGAACTTCTCAGCCATGTCTCCACCTTACACCCTTTACTTGGGCAGTTTCAACAACAACTTTACGGCCTGACGGCCGTGGGTCTTAGCCAGACGACCAAGTTGGGAAAAGATCGACCGGCCACGGTCTGTCAGCGGCTGGCCGTGAGTTACCCCTTGTTCCCAAAACTTCCGAGCCTCCGCGACTTTCACGTCCGGTAAGAGTCGTTGGTACTCGGCCATCACCTTTGATACAGCCGGCTTCGGCTTCGGCTTCGGCTGACGGGTCCCGCCTCGGAGGTTGTCCAGATCCTGTTTGTAGACGCCGCCTTGACGGTCGTAGACTTTTCGGTACACATCCGGGTTGTTGGATTGAAATGTGTTCAACTGATCCACCAGCCGTTGTAGTTCCGGGGCAGCGGGAACGCCGGGGGGACCGATACCTAAAGGGCGATGGGTTGGGGACCGATTGAGGTGCTTGCTACGCATCGTGTGGAACGACGGCATATCGTCGAACTCGCTCATCCCCACCAGCGCCGATTTGAGTTGACGCACAAACGACTGGGCGGCCGACTCAGAACCTCCGAGCAACTTCGTAAACTCGTCAGCACCAGATGAAGCGTAGAACGGATCGTCGGCTAACGACCACGGAATCCATCCACGCGGAGGTCCGGTCGGGGTCGGAGCCATCAGCGTTGACGGTTCCGGGAACCCATGTTCGTTTGGGGGTTGGCTTTCTGGTCGTCCTGCCCGATACCGAGGGTGGCACCGGCGTTCAGCCGTTGTAGGACCTGTTCCCGGTTCGGGTAGTCGTGTGCTTCAAGTACGGCCTGTGCGTCCAGAGCGCCCATAGCGAACAAGGTTTCCGCTTCTGCAATGCGGGCGGCGCGCGAAATCGGCATGGCGCTACCCGCCCGGACGAACAAGGAGAACCTCATGGGGTCTGCACCTTCTTCGTTGGGAATGAAGAAGTGCCGTGCCCGCAACGCCAGCATCGACCGTTCGCCGTCTTGTCCCACGATGGACATGACTCTGGGTAGGGAGTAGTTCTCCACCACGAGGTTGGCAACCAAGTTGCCCGCTGTCGATAGCGTTCTTTCCAGATTGCGTAGAGCAAGCCGTATTCGTACAAACGCCGACTCCGCCACAGAGTCGATGACTCCCTGTGCGTTTCGCCCCGTTGGAGAAAAACCGCGTACCACCCCTGAAAGTCCACTGATGCGCTCCATTTCTGCGATGTAGAAGCCCACCAGTTCCTGCACGTCTTTCGGCATCTGTGGCGGCACCAGCCAACCGGCCTCCGACCCTGCGCCCTTCGTGATGCGCTGACCGGGGCGGTTGACGATCTTGGTGCGAGGGATGCCAGACCGGGAGTCCTCCATGAAGATCGGGTTGGACACCAGTTCCGCGTGCTGCTGCAACGCCGCCAACAGCCGGTTGATCGCCAGTTGGGGATCAGCAAGGTGGTCGACGAGGGCGATGCCCCACAGGTCACCGATGTCGTGGGTGGTGTAGCGAACATAAGGGTGTAGTCCGTGGTTCCACAGGTCTATTGCACGTTCGTTCATCAGGACATGCGAACCGGTGGTAATAACCATCCGCCATTCCGTGACGTTGAATGGTTCCTCCTCGTCGTCCCCCTCGGCCGGTGAGAACAGGGTGTTTTCCTTGATCCACGCCTCAAACACCGTGATGGAGCCGTCTTGGTACGCCGAATCTGAAACCCGACCGTTCTGACCCGGTTTCCCGTACACGGGTGGCACGGTCCCTGAACCGCCGCTGTGGGCGGCGAGGTTTGCCATCGGAGCCTTACCGCCGTTGTCTTGCGCGTCGCGGGTTGGGAGGCTGTACCCGGCACCCGAGTCGGCGTCGATGACATCCCCCCGGTTGGGGAACCGTCGCTCAAACTCGGTCAGCGACAGTTCACGGGCTTCGATGATGTAGTTGGCGTCTTCAAGGCTGGTTGCGTTGGGGTCCACGAACAGTGTGAACGGGTCGCACCGGCGCATAACCGGATTGCCAGCACCACCGTCGGAACCGGGGTCGTAGATGCACTTGAAGAACCCTGTGCCATAGATGAAGGAGTCGAATAGGACCTTCTCTACCTCGGCCTCAAAGTTCTGGTTTACCCACAACGAGTCCAGCACCGTTTCCAAGTCCGCCGCCAGTTTCTGCTGGAAGTTGGCGTACTGGGAATGCGGGTCTGCTGACGCTACGCATTGGAACCGGACACGCTGGTCGGTCATCCAACCGACGAGGGCCGACACGATCGGGTAAATCTCGGACGCTGTAGGCGACGGCATCCATGCTTCACGGGTCCCAGCCCATCCACGGTTGTGGACGAGCCGGTACGCCTTGCGCCACCGGTCGTGCCTACGGTTCATTTCTTTCCGGGCGACATTGAATAGCCCGTTGATACGACCCGCTACTTCGTGGTCTTCGCCTTGTGCGTGATCGACCCGTTCCGCTACAGCCATTGCTTCACTTCTCGTTTGCCCGTCTGCGTGTTCCGCCTCAGCGTACTATCCATACCTTCCTCAGATACTCTAAGCGATTCAGTATCGTTCAGATCCACCGGGACGTAGTTGACCTTCCTGCCGGTGCGTTCCGTTTCCTTCTCGGATGCGCGGCTCAGTTCCGCCTTGAACTGCTTTGGGTCGCTGATGACCTTCCCTACCGTCGGGTTGAAATGCTCGTGCATGATGGTTTTCATCGCAAACGAGTAGACCCGTCTCAGCCGGTTGGACTTGCACTCAGGGCATTTGATTATTGGGTCGTCGGTGTGTTTCTGCCACTTCTCGCCGTGAACATCGCAGGATTGGCACCGATACAGATAGACCGGCATTAGTAGCGCCGGTAGCGTTCGGCTTCAGCGTCGGCGCGGTAGCCATCGCGTTCCTTCGTCAACTCCGACCACTCGTCGAACTCCTCCAGTACCCACGACGGCTTCGGTGACGTACGGCTACCGCACCGCTCGCACCTCGTGAACCGCCGGTACCGGGGCCTGTTTTCGCAGACGGGGCACACGTCGGTGGGATTGCTGTCGATTGTCACTGTTCCTCCTATTTGGCATGTTCAGCCTGCTGGATGGTTGCTGATGAAGTCTTCGTACGCTTCGGGGCTGTTCAAGATAATCGTGACCCCGGCGGGGGCGTCTGGTCCCTTGCCGACCGTCATACTGATCGTGCCGACCAGTGTGCCTACCGCTACAAGGAGTCCGGTGACCGCTACGAGAAGTTTAGTGACCCTGCCCATGTTGCGACTTTAGTAGACCCAGTTCGGTGGCGACTTCGGGATGATCGTGTATCCACCGGTGGCAGTTGCGGCACACGGCGATCGTGTTGTCGGGGTCGAGGATCGAACCTCCCCGGCTCCGCATCAACGGCTCGTGTAACTCTACGCTTTGGCGCTGACAGTCGTTGCTTTCCCCAAGTATGAACAGCAGCCCTCCTGCTTCGCATCGGGATCGCTGGTCGAGTTCTTGGCTGACCATCCGGGCGCGTTGCCGTTGAACCTTGGCACGTTTCTTGCTTACCCGGCGTAGCGGCGTACGTTTCATTTGACCATCGCTCCTTGGTCCCATTCTTCCCACGCAGGTGAGATCGGTAGCGCGTCTCGGGCTTCGGGTTCGCCCATAGGTCCTTCGTAGCCGGACACAGGTCCCTCTGTGGAGGCGCAGATGCACGCGATAGCCATTGCCATCACACAGTCGTCGTGGGACCGCCCTGAGCCGTCTGCGGGGCCGTAGCCGCCGTTGGGGAGGGTGACGTAGGTCCGCATCTCGTCGTACGTCTTCGCGTCGTGGATGGTCATGTCCTGATCGGCTATCAACTTGATGAGCCAACCGATCGCCCATTCCTTGCGTTTCCATGTTGTTGACCAGCCCATCGTTTCGCTGATCTTGCCGGGGCTGCGGTCTGCCCAGCGGTTGCGCCAGATGTACGGGTAGTCGATCTCGACGAGCCGGCCGATTGTCGCGTAGCCGGGTCCTTCGACCTCGGTGCTGATCGTGGCGTGGTTGTAGTAGGCGCCCAGTTTGGCGAGTTCCTCAGCGAACGTCATCGGGTCGATCTTGCCGTTCCATACGGCGACCTGTTCGTAGGTGCGCCGGTTGATGACCTGAGCGCAGGCGTTGTCCCCCATCGTGGTGTGTGTCGGGTCGGCACCGATGAAGTACTTGCCCCAACCAAGGTCGCTGGAAGGTTTCCTAAAGATGGTGAGGGACCCTGATCTGTCGGGCAGGAACTCCACATAGTTGCCTCGGCGGGTCAGGAATCCCTTTACCCCCGCCTTGGGTTCGTACACCAGTTTCAGGCTCTGGATGGGGAACACGTTGGTGCCGGACGCAATGAACGCTTCTTCCGGGGTGGACGGGTACTCCTGCATGAACCTTTCAAGATTGGAGTCGGCAAGGTTCCTGACCGCCCACCGCCTCCAAATAAGGTGGTCGTCGTCCACCTTCAACTTCTTCAATACCCGTTCGTCTTCGTTCAGGTTGGTAAGGGACTCTTTCTTGAGGTTTGATGCGGATGCGGTGTATTCGGGATGTTCCCACCACGGGAAGAACAGGGGCTTGTAGTCGTTTTCGCCGGATACAGCGTTCTGCCATGTGTCGTAGAACCAGTTACCAACCCCGTTGGCGGTGGATTCCAAGATAATCATTGACTTCGAGTGGTTGGGGATCGTCTGCCTCAACCCCAGCATCATTTCGTCGGGACGGTCCCAGAAGGCGATCTCAGATCCGTGCATGGCGTTGATCGTCCGCGACCGGCCGGCCCGCATGTTCTTAGCGGTGGCGATTCGGATGCTGGACCCTGTTTCCTCCCATGCCAGTTCCTTACGGGAAACGTACTTCGTTGTGTAGATGTCCTTGAACGGGAACGTCTCCCAATACAACTTGGTCATGTTCAGCAGGTACTCGGATGCGTCGATCTCATGGGCGATCACCAGCCCGTACGTCTGTTCGTGCATCATCACCCAAGCGAACATCAGCGCTTCAGCCACCGTGGAGATCCCCAACTGGCGTGCTTTGAGAACAACGACCCTGACCGGTTGCCCAGTGGAATACTGCTCGTTGACGGCCGCCAACAGTTGGGTCTGCGCCCAGTTCGGCTGGAACTTCTCCACTGTCTGCATCTTGGTGCGGATGGAGAGTCGTTCAATGAACGGTTCGAAGTTCATTCGGGCGTATCCGCCTCCACTTCGTCCTGATCGTCGTCAAGGGCAGGGGCGCTGATCTTCATGGCGGACACCATCTCCGTCATCTCCAATCTCAACGCTGAAAGGTCCTCGCCGGACTCCTCTGCGAGCATTCCCATCATCTTGGCAAACAGGTTGGTAATCATCCGCTGTTTGACGACAGGGGACCCTTCGTCGAGCATGAGGAGGGTTTCCTCAATGACCCGCCATGCGACCCGTCGCACTCCAACGCGGAGGTCGTCGTCGTCCCTGACTGCCACATCGACTGGCAGGTCTTCGACAGCGACCCGGACTTTCTGAACGTCTATGTCGAAGATGGTGGCTATCGTCGTGGGAGATAGACCGTACGACGCCAAACGGGAAATAACCGTTTTCGCTGGGGAACGGGCCATCAGTCATCAACCTCCCACAGGTCTTCGTCCGGGTCGGGCCAGTAATCGGCGTTGATGCTGCGGTACTTCGCCACCATGTCGTTCAACCGGTCGAGGAGTTCTTCTTTTTCTTCTTCTGACAAGTTGGAATCAACCCGTCGGACACGGTTCCAATCAACCCCCATCAGGATTGCCGTTCCGCAGTATCTGTCTTGCTTCCGCAAAAAATCCTGCAACGATGGATGGGTCTGGGTGGGTATGGATGGGTTGGGTGACAGGGGCGTCACCCCGTGGTGCATCTTCTGACACCCCGTTCTGTTCTACTTGTCGCCTCGCTTCAGTCGCGGGGTGACAGGTTGACAGCCCGTACAAAACCACCTCGTAACCGTTCGGCCTCCGATCCCAGCGAATATGAGTAGGACCGGGAACCACACGCAACTCACCCATTTCGGTGAGTTCCCTGATCTTCCGCTGCACCGTCCTCTCTGACAGCAGAGTCTTTCGTGCAATCGTCGCAACGGCGGGCCAAGCGTTTGTTCCATCATGGTCGCAACTGTCAGCAATCGCCAAGAGAACGAGTCGCGCATTCCCAACTGCTTTTGATTCATCCCACACCATTGCCATGACTTTTACGGACATCAGTCCACCTCAACAGGATAGTAGTCCCCAACCTTCGGGGACCGATCCAACCACTCCGTGTTGATGACGTATGTCTTAGCGGTCGGTAACCCGTTCGTGTCGCCGTAGATAGCGGTCACCATCCCAAACTCGATCAGGCGCTTCGCACGGGCGGACGCCAACCGCCGGTTTGTGGACAACATCCTGCCCAGAGACTGGTTCGACATCTGCACCGACCACTCCTGACCAGTGACCGGATGGCCGTTCTTCTTCGCCGTCTGCACCAACACATCCCATGTGTCAGCATCCAGATTGGTAAATGTGCGGTTCTTCTTCTTGGTAGTTGACATAGCATCCTTCCTAGATGTATCGTCTGCGTTGACGAGATGAGCAGTCGCGTCAGGAAACCTCCTTCCAACGGATCGGGGCCGGTGCCTATGTGGTGCCGGTCCCGTTCTGCTTTTTGGTGGACCGCTTGCGTCGAACATCCACATCAAGGTTGATTCCGTAGGCGTCAGACACCGGTACCACCAAATGCTTGTCCGAATACGGCACCACCAGCGTCAAAAGCACGTCCCCAGACGCCGTGAACCGTAGATCCCGCATCGACGCCGTGAACATCGTGCCCTCAAACTTGGGTTTCACCCCAGACCGATGCGCCGTAGACGTTTCCTGCCGTGAAGTCACTCCCTCATCTCCTTCTCACAGTCACTACACCTGCGGTACGCCCCCTGAGGACCAATCAACCGTTCCGACCAGTTGTGCCAACCCCGCGAAATGCACTTCGTCGGCCGTGAATACTGATGCTTGAAACCCCATTTAGTCACGACTTCCCCCCGAGATGCGGCCCCTCGTCGCTATCCGGCAGCCTCGGCACCTCAGGCACCTCAGACACGTCCTGACCCCAATACTGCCAACCGGGCATCGTCTCAAACAGCGGAGACGAGTTGCCAACGTCCGATTCGTACCGGATTTCCTCGTCATCAGCGTCCGATTGGCCCAAAAGCGTCCGAACAACGCCAATACACATCTCCGTCATGGAAACCAGCGACCGCTGCACCAAAACCAGCGCCAACCACAGCGTCACCAGCACCACACCGGCCGAAACAGCGGCCATAACAGCCATAAGAACAGCATCCGGCATTAGATATTCCTCCGTTTGTAGAAGATCAGCATACTGTACCGCATCTTGGAACTATCGACGCGGATTCTTTCCGCGCTGCGTTTCCAGACTGCGGCGTCCCCCCCCCCGGCGGCCGGTCGCGGTCAAACTGGGACACCGGTTGGTTACCCTACGGCCATCGAAGGCATTATCCGTGCTGGTGGTAGGGTGGTGGTTAGTCGATCGATAGGTCGACGGACGGAAGGGATACCTTCCTGAACATAGGTAGCACAAGGCTGCCGTTTACAATACAAGGAGTAACGATGAGCGACTGCTCAACACTCGTCACCCGTCTGGACCTTCTTAGTGAGGCTGCTTCCACGAAGCCGTCTGGCGATGCACGCAAAGTGCGTGCTTCCGTCAAGACACTCCGTGAACTCGGTCACACTTCGATGGCAGATACCTTGGAGGCTTCCATCCCGGAGGCCATCAAGGTTGACAAGGCGGAAGGCGACAACGTCGCCAACGCCCTCCACTTCCTCTACCCTGAGGACGAGGCTGCTTCGGCCGCCATCGCCCGATGGGAGGCGGCTCGACCCTCACGGGGATCGAGCGGTCCAAGGAAGGCGGCTGCATCGGACAACCCTAGCGATACCTGGGTTGCGGTCTACTTCGACGG